ATGCTCGAACAAACAGCGGAACATTGGGGGCAGAGTTATTTCTCGGAAAAATTCAACCGCCGGGAATGGCAAGCACACCCCCTTACCATCCAGCGTCAGTATGAACTGCAGGGCAATCTCATGCGCGAGGAGTGGTTTTTTTCGCGTTACCTCAACGGAAAACGCGTTCAGCGAGCCGCCAGTCTAGGAGCAGGAAGAGCCGAAACGGAAATCGCCCTTCTCGAACTGGGTGCAGTCGAGCATTTTGATCTCTTTGATGTCAGTTCCGTCGGAATAGAATATGCAAAATCGAGAGCAGAAGAAAAAGGGTTCGGTCATAAAGTCACATGTCACGTGGGACCAATCAGCTGTGCCGACCTGAACGAAAACACTTACGACCTGATCACGTTCGTCGCGTCGCTCCACCATATGGAACCGCTCGCCGAAACCCTGGAACGCGCCAATCGAGCGCTAACCCAACGCGGAATCATCTGGTGCGCCAACGAATATATCGGGCCAGATCGATTCGACTATCCGGCTGCACATGCCGCGATTGCAAAATCCTTCTTTCAGCAAATTCCACCCGGCTTACGTAACCACTGGCATCGAGAGCTTCAGTTCCCGACCCCGCAGGAAGTTGCTGAGGTAGATCCAACTGAAGCGCCCTGTTCATCGAAGATCGAACCCACGATGCGTCACATGTTTCCAGCTCTGGAGATCATGCCGTTATATGGGGCATTCGCTTTCATGGTGTTTTGGGGATTGAACCACGATGCGCTGTACGAAACTCCCGAAGGAACGGAACTAACTCGATTCATTCTCGGAATGGATAAAGCGTTAACGGACGCCGGAATCTTACCGACATACTTTGCGCACATCATCGCCAGAAAAAATGATGCCTTTCGACAACGAGCCCTCCGCCCAGGAAGAGATCAAAGCACTCTTCTTTATCGATATGCACGAAGAACCGCATCTATTCTTCGCCGCCTAAAAATTTAATAAATAAAAATCCAAAATGAAACAGAATAAAAATCTAGGACTAGAGGGGTTGCGCGGACTCGCCTGCATGGCGGTCATGATTGGCCACTTTTCTTATATTTTCTCCCCTTATCTCGCATCTTTATTTCGCCCCGTACCATTTCTCATTAAACCGTCCGCACTTGAACGCTGGATTTCAATTCCACCGCTAACGCTTGCTTATAGTGCCGACGCAGCCGTCTGCGTATTTTTTGTCATGAGTGGTTACGTACTAACGACTAAGTTTTTCACGGCAGAAGAACTCCCCGCCCTTCAATCGGCTGCTGCGAAGCGGTACATACGTCTTGGCTTGCCAAGCTTCGCGTCGATATTCCTGGCGTGGATACTATGGCGCTCCGGCGCAATCTACACGGCGCACGCAAGTGAAATCGGCGTCGCCGGATGGGTGTCGAGTTGGTATGCAGGGCCATTCACGTTCTCCGACGTGTTCACCGACGGTCTCGCCGGCGCTCCACTATTTTCCCGTACCGCACTCAATCCAGCCCTCTGGACGATCCAGGTCGAACTGATCGGCTCAATCGTCCTGTTCGCCATCATTGCCTTGTTCGGCAAAAGGCCAATCCTCTTGGTTCTCTGGTTTCTGTTCTTCGCGAACATATTCGGCCTTCAATCACCAAACGTTCTCTTTTATCTCTCGTTCTTGGCTGGCGCAATTCTCAATATCGTTCGACCTTGGTTGATTCGTAACCAAGTGGCGTCGCTCGTCACAGTCTCGCTCGGAATATACGGCGTTGCCTATAACCAGCAACCCATGTTCGACATACTACGAATGATCCCATTGCCGAACTTGAAGCCTCTCGGCCCGAATTTCAACGACAATCCCGATTTGCTGTGGCACACAGTAGGATCGATTCTGTTAGTCGCAGGCGTAATCGGCTCGCGGCGCCTCTCAGCAATCATAGGCTCGCGCATTCCGGTATTCCTTGGAAAGATCTCATTTTCGATCTACGTGATTCACGTGCCAGTCCTTGCGTCCGTTGGGCTGCGTGTAGCGGCGGCTGCGCAAAACTCCGGGCTGAGGTATGAACAGAGCGTAGCGTTGGCATTTGTAGCATACGTAATGGCAGTCATCGGGGGTGCCATCCTTTTCGAACGATGGATCGACGCGCCATCAATTCGTTTAGCCAACCGTATGGCGAATAGGGCGGCGAGCGTGGAAAAATTGCAAGGTCAGTCGATCGCACCATGGCATTGATCTCCCGCGCAATATCCCCCCCTCTCCTCCGCGACAAACCCGCAAAATACAACCTTGCACGCACTGCAACAGAATTGTGACCTGCCCTCATCGAGGCGGATCGAGGCGGATCGAGGCGGATCGTCGCGTTGCTCGCTGAATGCGGCGGCAGATTCGCCGCTGCTCGCGGCTTGGCGCGTATCGAACCAAACCGCCATCGGAGCCACTTCCGGCGCCTCGTCGCCTTCAGCCGAATCACCGCTCGAATCACCGCTCGAAGCGCAACGCGAAGCGAACGATCACCGAGCCGCCTGGGCAGTTCGCCCTAACTCGACAACTCGGTCTGCGCCCCCGGATCACGTGCCGTCGCTTGGCCCTCGACAATCCCGTCCTGAACGCCGCGATCCGGCACCGGCGTATGCTCCCGCCGAAGCTTCGCATCGACCTCGTCGCGAATCGCCGCCTCGTCCGGCTCGGCCGGCCACGCAAGCGATGCCGGGAAGTCCGGCGCCTCCACCACGCGCACGAGCTTCATCTGGTACTGCGCCCATGCATCGAAGAGCGCGCGCTCGACCGCGTCGAGTTGCCCCGCCGCGAGCGCGTCGGCCTTGCCGAGGTTCTTCGCGCGCGCCTTCTCCATCCGCGACATGAACGCGTTCATCGCCGCCTGCCGCTCATTGCGCGCGACGACAGCCTCGTCGACCACCCATTTCCCGTCGCGCCACACGTATTCTTCCGACGGCCGCGGCGTCATCGTCAGGCCCGCGTCGTCGGGTGTCACCCCCGCCTTCGTGATCTCGGCGGGCGCGCCGGTATCGGTGCGGTACAGCCGCACGCCTCGATAGTCCGGCAGCAGCGCCCAGTCGCCGTCCTTCCAGAACGGCCAGGTCATCGGCGCACGCTCCGGCAGCGGCTTGGTCGTGCAGAACGCGGGGATCAGCCAGCGCGCCGGATTCATCGGGTCGATGTCGGCCAGGAAGCTGATCACGTATTGGCCGGTCGAATTGTCGTATTGATTGCAAAGCACGTTGATCTCCTGAAATTAGTAAGCGCGAATCATTGCGAGCACGGCGAGGTTGCGCGGGCGCGCTTCGTTGCCACCGTCGGCCGCGACATGGATCGCGTGGCTGTGAGCGCCGGAAGCGGCCACGCCAACGTTGTGCGCATGCGTGCCCGCGCCTTCCGTATTGAATTCGTGATTGTGGTCGCCGGCCCAACGAATATCCGCGGAATCACCGCCGCCAACCGCTTGTTCCGAGCCGCTGCCCGCCGTGTCGCTCCCGGTCAGCGAGCCGTTGTACGGCGGCCGCAACAGACGACTGAAGATGTCGTTGTTGTGGTTGTGGTTACCATTGGTGCCGGTCCATCCGTGGTGGCCATGCCAGCCCTGGTTGTCCGTCCAGGCGTTGTGACCATGGTCACCGACACCGTCGGCTCCCGCGGCATGCCCGTGGGTCCGATTCATGCTGTCCTGCCACGTGCCGATCTTACGATCGGCATCGCTTCCTCGTCCGTCGTCCCAACAACGCAGAAACTCGCCGCGAAGCTCGGGAATCCGGAATGTCGCCGAGCCGTCGCCATCGGAGAAGCAGCCGAAGTTGCCCGACATCCAGTCCTTTTCCGCGACAAGCGCCCCACTGCCCTGCGCATACGCCCACAGCGCCGGATAATCCGCGCGCTTGACCAGCGCGCCGTTGCACTTCAGGTAGCCCGCGCGCGCCGCCGTGCGCATTTCGAAGACGATCTGCCCGACCATCGCCGATGCAAGCTCGCCCGCGATCCACTGCGTCGTCGCGACGCGATTCGACCGGTCACCCGCGTTCGGGTGGCCGCCGAACGCCGGTTTGTCGAAGTACGTGCCGTCCGGCGCGAAATGCACGGTCTGAGCGCCGTTGCTCGATACGGCGAAGTGGCCGTCGGCGATATGGAACAGGCCGGTGTCCGGCGCGCCGTCGTTCGCGAACGTCAGCGACGGGAACGCCGCCGAGCCTTCGGCCAGCACGATGCGCGCGCCCGGATCGAGCGTCAGTTGGCCCTTGAGCGTGCCGCCGCGATTCAGATCGAGCGGCGTGAGCGAGCCCTCGTGCCAGACGGCCTTGCCGTCGACGCGGAACGTGTGGTCCGCGAAGATGTATTGATAAGTCGAGCCCAGCGACTTCGACCACCAGCCGGTGCTATGTTGGTTCGAGTAGAAATAGCCGTCGACCGGCCCGAGCCTCATTTGCCCTTCGCTGGTGCTTCGGCCAACCGTCAGATTCCCTGTGACGTCCACCGTCCCGCCCAACACCGTGCCGGAGCCGTTGCCGTCGACGATCACCTTGCCGCTCTCGAGCGACCACGACAGCGGCCGCCAGTCGCTCCACGAGCCGAGCGGATCGCCCTTCTTCGTCGACATCAGATAGACGGCCACGTCGTCGTTGCGGATGAACGCGCCGTACTGGTTGCCGCACGCGCGCAACTGGCCGCCGTCGCCGCGGTCGAGCCCGCCGGCGATCACGCCGTTCGACGCCGACGCGTTGCCGCGCACCTGCAGCGCGTCGCGGCCGTTGTCGTCGGCGGTGCCGACGAGCGCGCGCCCCTCCTTCGTCACGCGCACGCGCTCGGCGTTGCCCGTCACGAGCACGACCGGGCCCGCCGCGCCGGCGCGCACGCCGCCGTCGTTCGACAGCACGACGGCCGGCAGCCCTTGCGACGCGAGCTGCAGCACGCCGTCGCTCGGCGAGAACAGGCCGGTGTCCGGATCGTTCGCGAAGCCGAAGCCCGCGTTGCGCTCGTTGTTCGGCGTCGCCGGGCCGGTCTTGCCGAGCAGCGCGCCTTCCATCGTGTCGCCCGCCTTCAGCACGCGGCCCTTGTCGCGGCGCTCGATGTCATCCTTCAGATAGCGCGTGCGGTTGACGAGTTGCCTCGCCTGCAGATTCGAAATGCCGTCCGGCCCGCCTTCGACGGGGTCCGACGTTTCGATCTGGTAGATGTCTTCCTCCCACCTGGAGGTTTCGACTAGCTTGGACATTAGCTGCTCCCATGGTTGTACTGTCCGTCGTAGTGCGCGGCGCCGTTGTAGCGCACGGGCACTTCGCGGTATTCGAGGCTCGCGAGCTCGCAGCGCGCCGGTGCGAATGCGGCGAGCGTCGCGCGCAGCAGCGCGGCCTGGTCGTTGGTGATCGCGCGCTCGCGCAGGATCACGCGATACGCGGCCCACAAGCCGGGATCGCCGTGCACCATCCAGGCGTTGTAGCGGCGCTTGCCGTCGTACGACACGCGCGCGATGTTCTCGACGAGCTCCACTTCGCCGAAGCCGAGCCGCCGGATCACTTCGCGCACCGCCCACGGCGTGCCCTTGTAGCGATGCAGCTCGATCGCGCCCTTGATGAGCGCGCGGCGCGCATCGTCGGATTCCGCGAGGCTCCAGCCGTCCTCGCCCATCACCGAGAACTGTTCGGCGAGATACGGCAGCGCCGATGCGTCGACGCCGTCGATCAGGTAGACGAGGATCGGCGACAGATCGACGTTGTCGAGCCGCGCGGCGAGCTGCGCGAGCGCCGCGAAGCGCCGGTCCTTCGCGAGCGGCGGCGGCAACAGTGCGTCAGCCATGCGCGACTCCGGTCGCGACCACCGCCACGCCCGTGCAGCGCGCCCATTCGTCGTCGGCGAGCACGCGCAGCGCGAGGCCGTTCAGGTCGACGTCGTAGACGCCCGGCACCTGCAGCGCGGCCGTGAGCTGCGCGGGCACGATGTCGCGGCCGAGGCCCGCCGCGCGGTTCGCGCGATACGCGTTCGCCGCGGCGCGCGCCTGCGCGAGCACGGTGCCCGCGTCGGCGTCCTTGTACAGCGTGAGGCGCGCGTCGATCGCGTAATCGACGGGCTTGGGCGCGCGCACTTCGACGAAGTCGGTGAGCGGGCGCTTCTTCTCGTCGTCGAGCGCCTGCGCGACGCGCGCGAGGATGTCGTCGCCGGGCAGGCCGGTGTCGACGAGCGGATACACGCGCACGCTGCCGGGCGGCACGCCGTTGACCGATACGAGCCGGCCGTCGCGCGTCGTCATCTCGGGGCCGATCACGCTCACGTCGACGATCGACTGGTGCGCGCTCTTCGCATGGAACACGTAAGCGAGGCGCGGGCCCGCGGTGCTGAACGCCTCGGGCGCGAGCTGGATGCGCTCGCGCAGCCGTTCGGTCTCCTCTTCTTCGTAGCCGTTCGCGCTCGTCTGCGTGTTCGCGACGGCGACGTCGGCCTCGCCGAGATCGTCGACGAGCGAGTTGATCTGGCCCGGCTGCCAGCCGTTGCCGAGCGCGCCCGCGGTGTCGCAGGTCGCGGCGACGTCGATCGACGTGCGGCCGGCCGCGAGCACCGCGTCGGCGTCGGTCGCGAACGACACGCCGCCGTCGCCCGTCTCGACGCGCGTGCCGGCCGCGATCAACAGGTTCGTCGCGAGCGGCGTTTCGACGGAAAAGCGCACGACGGTCGTCGCGGGCTGCGCGGGCAGGCGCGTGACGCCGACGAGCTGGCCGAGATAGTCGATCATCGGCGCGCGCGCGAACGCGACGAGGTTCTGCTTCGCCGCTTCCTGCACGCCGACGCGCACGAGGGTTTCGCGGTACGCGACGATGTCGATCAGCACGCGCTCGACTTGCGCCGGATACAGCGTCTTGCCGGTGCGCGCTTCGTATTCGGCGATGATGGCGGCCGTGATCGCCTGCGGATCGCGGTCGATGAAGTTCGGTTCGGATAGGGTCATCGGGGCACCTCGGTTTCGCGGATCACGCCGTCGGCGAGCCGCCATTGGACGCGCAGCGTTTCGTGCGCGGCGTCGATCGACGGCATCACGCGAACCACCTCGCAGCGCGTCTCCCAACGGCGGATCGCGTCGACGGCCTCGCGCACGAGGTGCGGGGTCGCGCGATCGATCGGCATGTCGAGATAGAGGCTCAGGTTCGAGCCGAAGTCGGGCCGGTGCGGGTCGCTCCCCTTCGGGGTGCCGAGGATCACGCGGATGGCCTGGTCGATGTCGGCAACGCCCTCGACGACGTCGTCGCGGCCGAGGGCGGGTTGCCAGTGAACGGAGGTGATGTCGGTTAGCCGGGTCATGCGCTCATGTTGCCGCGCAGCCGGACGCAGGGATATTAACGAAGCTTAAAAGCGCGGCGGGCAGGCTCGCGCCGGGTGCCGGAATCGCCGCCGGTCGGGACGGAAGATTCGGCGCGCGCGACCGATTCGGAGCGACAGCGGCGGCGCCGAGCGTGGCGCAAGGCGCGCAACCGCTCATGCGGCTGCGCGAGGCGCGATGTCGGCGACGGCCCGGGGCGCGACGCGCGCATGCCGTCGCCGGCATCGGCCGACGCGCGCCGTCGTGTCCGCCGCACGAGGCGGCCGGCCCGCTCGTTACGTCGATGCCGCGACGCATGCCGGCGGCGTCGGCAGATCGACGTTCGGCCAGCCCGTCGCGTCTCCGAGGTTGCGCAGCGCCTGCCGATATCGCAGCAACTGCGCGTACTCGTCGGGCATGAGCGTCGTGCCGTCGCCGAGCGCTTTCTCGTCCTGATGGCGCGACGTGAGCCAATCGGTCGCGACGAGGGCCGCATCGCGCGCGGCGCGTTTGGCATCGGCCAATTGCGCGCGCGTTTGCTTCTCGGGCTCGAGCAGGATCGGATGACCGTCTTCCGTCACCGCCACCGTCTTGCCCGCGGCCGCGCCTTCGAGCAGCATCGCGTGCTGCCGCGGCGTGATCTCGACGAACGCTAGGCCGTCCGGCTTCGAGGTTTCGTCGCAGAAGCTGCGAATGCGCCGCGACGTGTCGTATCCAGCCAGGATTCGCGTCATGGTCATTTCCCCGTGGCGCGCCAATAAACGAGCCAGCCGGGATAGGTTCCGCCTGTCTCGTTGAAGGCGCGCAATTTGACGCCGTCCTGCGTCAGGCTTCCGTGCACGACGATCACCGTCGCGGCGCCTAGGCCCACATGATTCGCCGCGACATTGAAACAGGCGTTCGGAAAACGCTTCGGAAAAACAATGCTGACTTCGCCGTTCGCATCCGTCGCGCCCTGCCCCCATTGCTCGATCCGGCCGGTCGGCGAGCGCTCGTAGCCGGCCGCCCCGTGGCTGAATTCGTACGCGCCGTTGTTGATCGTCATCAACGGCGAGCCCGCCATCATTTCCCATTGATAGACGGCCGAGATCAGCGCCCAGTCGCCCGGCAGCAGCGTGAAGCTCGTCGCCGTCGACGACAGCGCGCCGCCCGACGGCCCGTAGAGTACATCGCCGCCCTGGCGCGAGATCGTCTTCGGCGTCGCGTCGGAGTTCATGAACAGAAACGTCGCGCCGCGCTTCACCGCCGAGTAGAGCGGCAGCACGACGCTCGAACCGCCGTTCAGCGAGATCGCCGAGCCCGCTTGAGCCGGCGTCAGCGTGGTCGCCGCCGCGAGCACCATGCTCGACTGAAAGTTGCCGAGCGCGCGCTGCACGAATTCGGCATTGGCGACGGCCGGCCCCGCGTCGAACTGCGCGGGCGTCGGCGTCTTCGGACTGCCGACCAAAGCCGGCGAATCCAGCGGCGCTTTCATCGCGAGCTGATTCGTCACCGTCGTCGCGAAATTCGGATCGTTGCCGAGCGCGTCGGCCAGCTCCTTCAGCGTGTTCAGCGTCTCCGGCGACTGGCCGACGAGCGCCGCGATCCGTTCCGCGAGATCGCCCTTCGTCGCGTACTGCGGGTGCGGATCGGCGGCGACGACGTGGCCGCTCAGCCCGGCTTGCGACTGCTCGACCTGCTGCTTCAGGTAAAGCGTGCGGTTGCCGAGCTGCTTCGCCTGCCGGTTCGAGATGCCTTCCGGCCCGCCTTCGACGGGATCGGACATTTCGATCTGGTAGATCTCGTCTTCCCACCTGGACGTTTCGACTAGCTTGGACATGAGCTGCTCCTATGGTTGTACTACCCGTCGTCATGCGCGGCGCCGCCGTACGTCGCGGCGTCGCGCGGAAAATCGAGGCGCGTGCGTTCGACGCGTGTTGCCGTGCGTCGCCGCGCAGGCGAACGCGCAGGCGAACGCGCAGGCGAACACGGGCGAATGCGGATGCGAATTCCGACGCCGATCGATGCGGCCCGGAGCGCGCGCTCGGCATGCGAGGCGGGCCGCCGGCCGGTCGATCGGCGCGTCGGAATGAAGCTGTTTCGGAATGAGCCCGCCTGCGGGGCGGTGCGACCCGCGGCCCTTCAGGATGCGAAGAATCGCGCGATCGGGCTGATCGACGCCGGCGGCGCGAACGACCAAGTGGTCGCACCCGAGGGCGGGCTGCCGGTGCGTGGAGAAGAAATCGGTTGGTCGGGTCATGCGCTCATGTTGCCGCGCGCCCGGCCGCCAGGCTATTAAGGTGTCTTAAAACTCAATGCGAGTGGTGATTCGAGTTGCCGCCCGCGTCGATGATCGAGCCCGTCGCCTCGATGTTGCCGTCGACCTTCACGTTGCCCGCGATGCTCGCGCCGGCGCCGCCCGAGCCGGCCATGCCGCCTTCGTACGTCAGCTTGCCCTTGACCGTCACGTTCGCCGAGAACTCGGCCTGCGGCGCGACGACCGTCACCTTCTCGCCCGCGCGCAGCACGATCTCGGCGCTCGCTTCGACGACGACCCGCGCGACGCCGCTGCACGCGAGCACATGCGTCGCGCGGTCGTATTCGAGCGTCGCGCCGTCCTTGAAGCGCACGGTGAATTTGTTCGGATCGCTGACGGGCGGCCTGTCGGCTGCCGAGTAGATCGCGCCGAGGATCACGCCGTCCTCGCCGCGGCCGTCCATCAGCACCGCAACCTGCTCGCCCTCGTCGTAGGTCCAGCAGCACTGGTCGTGCTGCGTCTTCGGATACGCGATCGGCAGCCACATCGTGCGCAGGTTGCCGAGCTCCGCGAGCCGCACGCGCGCGAAGCCGGGCTTCGACGCGCTGACCGTGCCGAAGCGCACGGTCGCGCCGAATTCGTCGAGCGTTTCGTTCATTTCGATTTCGTGTCCTTCGTCTGGTTGGATGACGGATCGGGCGCGCCGTACGCGATCAGCGGCTTCGCGGGCGGCTTCCTCGCGGGCCGCTTGCCCGCCTGCGCGCCGCGCTCGCCGCCGGTCTCGTGCGACGAGCGCTTGACCTCGATCTCGGTGGTGTAGCCGCTGCCGCGATCGATCCTGTGGCGCGCCGATTCGATCAGATACTTGCCCGACAGCCGCCCGTAGCCGGCCAGCTCGATCGAGTTGCCGGCGACGAGCCGCGTGTTGCCGTCGAGCTCGAACGTGCCCGTCGTCCGCTGCAGATTCGAGCGATCGAGCGCCGCTTGCGTGCGCGTCTCGAGCGTCGCCTTCGAGCCCGCGCGCGCGGTCACGCGCAGCGTGTCGCCGCTCGCGTCGCGGCCGGCCGCCGCCGGCGCGCTCGATTCTCCGGCCACATCGACCTTGCCGTCCTTCACGCCGTACACGATGAGCTTCTTCGTTGCCGGATTGTGATAGCCGCCCTTCGCTTGCGCGTAGACGTCCTTGATCTTGTCGGTCAGGCGAATCGATTTCAGGTCGCCGCGCGTGAAGCGCAGCGCCGCGCCGGTGTCGCGCAGCGCCGCGAGCTCGGTGAACACGAGCTTGGGCCCGACGATCTTGAACGCGTAGCCGTACTCGCGCGCGAGCCGCGCGAGAAACGCGACGTCGTGCTCTTCGTACTGCGTGATGCGGTCGATCCGGATTTCGCGGATCTTGCCCGTCAGCGTGAGCCGGTTGCGCTTCGCGACGCGCGCGGCGATCGCCGCGAGCGTCGTCTGCTCGTACGGCTTCGAGCGGCTCGTGCGCAGCGGCGCGGCGACGCCCGTGGCGAGCGCGCGGATCGTCACCGTCGACGGCGGATCGTCGAACGACAGCTCGTCGATCTCGAAGCGCCCGCACGGCAGGAGCGGCGCGCCGAGATAGCCGATCTGCAGCGCGAGCGTGTCGCCCTTGCCGGGATACCATGCGCCGCGCCAGCGGCCGTCGGTATCCTCGAGCACGACCTCGATCTCGTCGGACTGGCCCGACAGGAAATCCGTGTACGCAACCGACGTCACGTACGGCGCGACGTCGGTCGTGATGTTCTTCTGCTCGTAGGTCAGCACGAACGTCGGGCGCGGCACGTCGGCGACGCCGGGCGGCGGCGACACGAGCGCGGCAAGCGGATTCAGCGTTTCCACGGCGGCAGGTCCTCCGATAGTTCGGCGCGCGCGATCACCGGAATCGACAGCGCGAGCCCGCTCGGCAGCACCGGCGTGATCGGCACGTCGGGGTTCGCGGCGATGATCCGCTCGTACGCGAACGGATCGCCGTAGTAGCGATACGCAAGCTGATCCCAGCGCTCGCCTTCGGTCGTGACATGGGTGAGAAACATCAGATCCTCCGTGTGGCGACGGCCGCCGCGAGCTTGCTCACGCTCGGCGCGGCCGAGGCGATCGCGTCGACCGCGTTCGACAGCTCGCGCGCGGCGGTGTCGACCGCGTCGCCGATCGTGTCGAGCGTCGCGTTCGCGAGCGGCTGGTACGCGGCCTGCACCGCGACTGCGGCGTCGTGGCTCGCGCGCAGGATGGTCGCGGCGTCCGGAATGTGGGCGGTCACGGCCGCGACCGCGGGCGACAGCTTCTCGAGCGGCTCGGCCGCGCGCTTGATGTCGAGCAGCACGCCGGGCGCGCGGCCGAGCGCCGCGATCGGATCGTGCCGGAACTCGCGCACGACGCTCACCGCATCCGACGCGATGCGCAGCGCCGCTCGCGCCTGCGACGCGTACGACACGACCTGCCGCACCGCGCCGCGCACGGTGTTGATCGCCGATTTGACGTCGGCGGCCGTTTGCGACACGGCCTGCGCGGCCGCGGGCGGCACCTTCGGCTGCACCGCGGGCGGCAGAGGCGAAGTCAGCTTGTCGCCGGCATATTCCTTCAGCGTGATCGACGCGTCGAGCGCGAGCACGCTGCCCGACGGATCGCTCTGCTTGTGCGTCGCCTGGACCTCGGTCAGCACGAACCAGCCCTTGTAGTCGCCGTTGCCGAACACGAGCGCCATCGCGCGCCCCGCGCGCTGCGCGGTGTGCAGCTTCGCGAGCTCGGCTTCGGGATCGCAGAAGCGGTAGTGAAACGACAGTGCGATGCGGATCTCGTCGAGCCGGTCCGCGATCCGTTGCAGGCGCGGCTTGCCGTCGATCAGCGCATGCTCCGCGTAGTCGGCGCCGAACGTCGCGTCGAAGCCGTCGAAGTAGCCGACCAAATCGAATGGGATGTCACCGAGCACGGCGAACATATCAACCTCCGTAGGCGCGCCGCGCGCGTTGCGCGACGACGCGTTCCATCATTTTTTCGAGCTCGCGCAGCGACAGGTTCAGCGCGCGCCCGACCTGATCGCCGACGCTCGCGCCCGCCCCGCCCTGCACCGTGATGTTCGGCGCGAAGTGAATCGACACGCCGTTCGCCGCACCCGCGCGCGTCATCCCCGCCGCGTGCGCGCCGCCGAGGGGCATGCCGGCGCGCGCCGCGTCGATGCGCTTCATCGAAGCGGCGGCGGCCGCCTGCGTCGCCATGCTCGCGGCCGCGCGCGCGGGCAGCTCGGCCGCGCCGCGAATGCCGAGCGCCGCGCCTTGCGCGATGTTCGCGCCATAGCCCATGAAAACGCGCGAAGGCGAGCGGATGCCGAGCAGGCTCGTGAAGCCGGACTTCATCGACGAAGCGAGGCCGGCGACCACCGACTTCGCCGCGCCGATCCGCTCTCTGAGCCCGTTCAGCAAGCCCTCGACGATGTCGCGGCCGATCGACATGAACCGCTCGGGCAGCGCCTTGACGCCGTCCCACAACGCGTTGAGCTTGTCGCGCGCGATGCCGACGAACTTCGTGATGACGGGGCCGATGCGGTCCCAGTTGCGGTAGATCAGGTAGCCGGCAGCCGCGATGCCCATCAGCACGAGGCCGATCGGCGTCGTCACCATCGCGCGGCCGACCCACAGCAGCGCGCGGCCCGCCGTCAGCATCCCGCGCGCAAGGCCGCTTCCGAGCACGCGGCCGACCGTCGCCCCAACGCGCGCGAGCCGCATCAGCGCGCTCACCGCGCCCGAGCCGAGGCCGCGTACGAATCCGGCGGCACGTCCGCCCACGGCGATCACCGAGCGGCCCGCGCCGAGCGCGATCGTCCGCGCGCGGGCGACGCCCGCCGCGAGCTTGTCCGCCGCGCCGGCGTTCATGCCGCCGAGCTGGAACAGCGTCGACAGCCGCGCGCCGCGGCTTCCGAGCGTGCGCAGCAGCGTCCACTTCGCGGCGAGCGTCGACAGCGCGGTGCCGAACGCGTTGAGCGGCGTCTTGACGAGGACGTTCATCGCGAGGCCCGCGCCGAGCGTCGCGCCGCGCATCGCGATCGCGGCCGCCGCGAACCCGGCGATGCCGCGAATCGCGTTCGGATGCGCGGCCGCGAGCGCGTCGATCTGATTGACGGCCGGCGACAGCGTGTTCATCGCGTCGGTCAGCGGCGGCAGCAGCGCGCGGCCGATCGTCTGGCCGAGGCCGTCGATCTGCGTTTGCAGATTGCCTCCCGCAGCGGCCGCCGTCTTCATGCGGCGCGCGTAGTCTTCGTCGAGCGTGCCCGCCGCCTGCTTGCCGCCCATCGCCTGCTTGTTCGCCTGATACTTGTCCCAGTTCTCGCGCATCGCGAGCAGATGATCGATCGCGCGCGTGTCCTGGAACAGATCGCTCATGCCGAAACGCTCGATCAGCTTGCGCTGCGCATCGACGTCGCCGCGCGGGCCGGCGCGCTTCCATTCGGCGGTGAAGCCCTCGCCGCGCGATGCGATGAACTTGCGCGCGATCTCGAGCGATGCCTCGTACTCCGAATAACCGGCGCCGACGATGTTCGCCATCGACGCCCTGTAATCGACGCCGGCCTGCTTGTATGCTCTCGCGGTCGAGGGCGACGTCATCTGCCTGAGCCACGCCTGCAGGTTCCCCGCCGCCTCGTCGCCGGACGCGGCGCCCTCGCGGCCGACCGCAAGGCTCGCGACGATCTGCGACAGCGCTTGCTGCCCCGTCACGCCCTGCGCGGCGAACGACGACGCGAGATCGGGCATCGCCTTCGCGATGTCGGCGAACTTCATGTGGCCGAGCTTGCCGCCGTATGCCGCGCGGCCGAACGCGTCCTTCAGCGCGGCGTCGCCCTGGATGCCGAGCGTTTCCGACAACGCATACGACATGCCGGCGACGTCCTTCATGTCGGTGCCCCATGCAACCGCGGCGCGGCCGAGCAGGCCCGACCGCCGGCCCGCGTCGGCCGCGCTCATCCCGCGGCCGATCAGCGCGCCCGCGCCTTCGAGCAGCGCGCCGTGCCTCGCGCCCGTCGTGCGCGCCGCGTCGCGAATCGCCTCGCCGAGCGTGCGCTCGTCGGCGCGCGACAGGCCGCCGTCGATCGCGACGCCGCGCAGCGCCGCCTCGAAATCCGCCGCGCGCGCCACCGCGCCGATGACCGGCGCGGCGACGGCCTTCGTATTCGAGACGAGCTTGCCGATGTTCTCGACGTATGCGCCGCGCTGCCTGCCCAGCGCATCGCCGCGCTCGATCCGCGCATTGAGCGCCGCGTGACGCGTCTGCACCTGGTCGATCGCGCGGCCGAGCTGGTCGTACTGCGCGCGCAGCGCGCCGACGTTGCGCAGCGGATGCGTCAGCGCCTGCGCCATCGTCCCGCCGAGTCGATCGTGCTTCGCGCGCAGCGCATCCGCAGCACGCCCGAGGTCGTCCAGTGTCGACTTCGCGCCGGACAGCGCGCTGCTCACGGCGTCGCGCGTCGCCGCGCCGGCTCTGATTCCGATGTAAAAGTCGCTTGCCATGTCTATCCTGAGCGTTGACGTTGCTGTTGACGTTGCCGTTGCGGCACGCGCCGAGGCCGCCGCCTGCCGTTCGATGTCGCCGTTCGCGTCCGCTTGCCCGCACGCGCCGCGCGGCGCATACCGCTCAGCGCTGCGCGGTCTCGCCGGCCGCTACGATGCCTTGATCGCATCGTTGCGCCGCCGGATCTCGCGCTCGGCGGCGTCGATCCAGTGCCAGTAGTCGTCGAGGTCGAGTTCCGCGATCTCGGACGGCTGCATCTTCAGCACCAGCAGCAACACTTCATCGAGCGGCCGCAGCGTCGCGTCCATCGATTCGGACGTCGCGCCCGGCCGCGCCCGCCGGGGCGCTCGCATCGACGGCGGCATCGCGCTCCTCGACCATGTCGCGAAAGGAGTCGGCGAGCTGCTTCGCATCGGCGAGATCGAGCTCGCCGATGTCCTCGACAGTGAGGCCCGTCAGGCGCGCGAACAGAAAATCCTCCTGCTCGCCGGCGTCGCTGCTGTATTTCGCGGCGGCGGCCATGTCCTTGCGCTTGCCGCGACGCAGCGTGAGCGTCGATACGGTTTCGCCGGTCGCGAGCTTCAGGGGGTGCTTGAGAGTGATGATCATCGTGTGCTCCGTAGGGATCGAGAGCACATTGTCGGGCGGGGGCCCTGGCGAGGGCTTTTGAAGACGGCTAAAAAAAGACCCGCCGAAGCGGGTCGAACCGGAATGGCCGGGACGTGAATCGTGAGCCGCGAACGGCGAGGCCGATGCCGCGGAGGCGGAGCATGTCGCTCGTTGCTCGTTGCTTGTTGCGTGTTGCTCGTTGCGAAATCGGGAAATCGGGAAATCGGGAAATCGCCGAAACGTGCGAATCACGAATCGCGAATCGCGCGGCCCGCGACGCGCCGTGCGCGCACCGCGGGCCGCCCGCCGCGATCAGCCGCCGATGTTCGAGCGGAAGGCCGCGAGCATGTCGACGCCGTCGACGCGGAAGATGTTCGCGAGGTAGTCGAGTTCGAGCACTTCCTGGCCGTCGATCACCTGCTTGACGTAGGTCGCGCCGAACGACGAGCTGAAATCCGCGTTCTCGTGCTGCTTGAACGTGCCGAGCGGATTCTTCTTGAACATCACGGTCAGATACGTGACGAGGCTCACTTCCTGCACGCGGCCCTGCGCGCCGTACGTCTCGATGTTCGAGCGGCACTGCAGCTGCACGGCCTGGAACGGGTTCGCCATCGCGCGCGCGACGTCCGCGTACAGCGAGTTCCATTTGATCTCGCCTTCGAGCTTGTCGAGCCCGCCCGGCAGCTCGACCTTGCCGATCATCCCGAGCGCCTTGTGCTCGGCCATGATCGCCTGGATATCCGGCAGCTTGATTTCCTCGGCCTTGCCGAGCATCGAGTTGCCGTTCACGTAGACGTTCGCGTTCGTGATGCGATTGATCTTGATGCCGCCTGCCATGTCAGTTGCCTCCCTTCAGCGTGAGCAGATATTCCGAGGTGATCTCGGTTTCGTACGTGAGGCGCTCGAGCGGGGGCGGCACCGTGTACTTGTAGTTGATCAGAAGATGGCCCGCCGACAGTTCCTCCTTCGGGTTGCGCGCCGGATCGAACCACGCCTTGAAGCCGAGCAGCGCGCCGTCGCCGATCAGCTTGCGGCCAAAGCCGTTCACCGATTCGACGAGCGAATCGATCAGCGCCTGATCGATCGGCATGTCGATGTACTGCTGGCTGAAGTAGCGCAGCGATTCGTTGATCACGTCGCCCGTGCGGCGCACGTTCTCGAAGTTGCGCATGTGCGTGACGCTCGGCCATGCGGCGGTGCGGTTGCCCCAGAGGCGCAGGCCCGAGCCGTATGAGTTGAACACGGTCGTGATCCCCTGCTCGTTGAGCAGGTTCACTTCGGACTGCGGATCGTCGATCATCGCCGACAGCGGGCGCTCGACGCCCGTCACGCCGACGAGCCGCTGGTTCGAGCTCGACCACCAGTAGCCCTTGTCGAGATCGACGCGCGCGCGCAGCGCCGCGGCGCGCGACGACAGCGGCTCGAGGCGCTCGGCGTTGGTCGCCGGATCGTAGACCTTCACGTGCGGGTAGCAGAGGCGCACGCGCTCGCTCGACGTGTTGAAGTTGATCGTGCCGGCCGGGCCGCGGCCCGCGATCGCCTGCGCGAACGTGGTGCCGACGGGCGCGTCGACGTACGCGATCGCGCCGAGCTGGTCGGCCGCCGCCTCGAGCTCCGCCGCGACCGAGCTTTGCGTGCAGTAGCCGGGCGCGATCAGGATCTTCGCGAAATAGCCGAACAGGTTGTACGTGTCCTTCAGCGCCTTCATGCCGGTGCGAATGCCGGCCGCGTTCACCGCGCCGATGATGTCGGCCGCCGTCACCTTCGTCGGGTCGGCGTACTCGTACGCCGCCTTCGCGCTCGTCGCGCCGGCCGGAATCGCGCCCGTCTTCAGACGCGTGATCGCGCCCGTCACCGGATCGAGCGAGAAGTCGACGCCCGCCGCGTACGTCGTGTTGCCGTTATCGCTCTTGAGCACGAGATTCGCGACGGCCGGGTGCGCGAGCGTCGCGCGGCCGGTCGCCGCATCGAACGTCACGCTCTCGGCTTCGATCGCGCTCCTGTGAACCTTCGGATCGAGCACGTTGATCACGATCACGGTGCCCGCGCCGTAATCGTAGACCGCGTCAAGCGCCTGCGGGATCGTGAAGCCCGCGAGCTGCGGGCCGAACTGCGCGCCGTCGCGCTCGGACAACGACTGAACCGGCCGGTTGACCGGGCCCGTCGGCGCGGTGCCGATCAGGCCGATCACCGCGGATTTGACGACCTTCACCGGCCGCGAGCCGTTTTCGGTCTCGATGGTTTCGACGCCATGCAGATAGTTTGCCGCCATCGTTTATGCTCCCTTCAACGCCGCGTCGTTCGCCGCGGCTTGCGGTTGGTCTTGCGCCGCGCGCTCGCGCGCGGGCTCGTCGTCGTGCGGCGCGACCGGGCGCAAATGGCCCAGCGCGAGCAGCGTTTTCGTGTATTCGTGCTGCTCGGGCAGCTCGACGGCCGCGCCCGGATGCAGCATCACTTCACGGATCTGCGTGCCGTCTTGCAGCGAAACGCCGCTGATCGGGCCGCTGTACAGGTACTTCATGGTTTCTCCTCGTAGGTAACTTCGGTCAACAACGGGCCGTCGACCGGCTCGGCCTCCTCGACGATCACCGCATCCGCGGCGAACTCGATCGCATAGCGCCACTCGCTGTCGGTGCGGCCGACGAACGTGTCGGCCGCGGCCGCGAGCGTCTCGCCGTCGGGCAGCGCGAAGCCGACGAGCGCGCGGCGCGCGCGGTCGAGCGCGTCGAGCGCGCCGCCGCGCCCGGCAAGCTGCCGCGACACGACGGTCACGGCGAACTTCGCGCGGCGCGATTGCACGCTCGCCGCGGCGTCGACGCGCGGGCCGTACTCGCTGCCCGCGTAACCGGCGAGCAGCGCGCCGACGGCATGCGTCAGCGCGTACGCGTCCGGCGGCGCGGGAAAATGCTCGACGGCGAGATCGGGCAGCGCCTGGCGAAGCCGCGCGACGAGCGCGTCGATCATGTCTTGCGTGGCCGCCATCAGATACGCTCCCGGCGAGTGGCGTCGCACGCGGCAACGGCGCGCCGCGACACGCGTCGCGCGCTCGCGGGGGACGCCGCCGCGGCATGGTGTGGGTGGGTGAACTGCTTCGGCGCGCGCTGCCGCGAAGCGGTACGCGAAGCGATGCACGAAGGGGCGCGAGAAGCGGGATGCAGCGCAACGTGCATGGCGATTCGCGCCGCGACGCTCGCCTGCGGCTGCCCTTGCGTTCGCGGGTGCGCTTGCGTGTCGGCAGACGGCCGCGCAGGCACGCCGATCCGCACGTGAGCACGCGTCCGGCGTTGCGCCCGCATGCCGGCGAACCCGTCGCGCATGGCATGCGCACTCGCACGGCCGGCGATGCCGGCCTGCGTGTCGCGATTGAAAAAGTGAAGTGCGGTAGCGTTCATGTCGCCCATCATCGGGCGGCAAGCGCCGGGGGTCTTTTAATCGGCTTTATGATCGCGCGCCGACGGCGGCGGTGACGCGGATCGAAACGGCGACGCTCGCGCGCGCCGAGACGACGGCACGCCTGCCACGCGTTAAAGGCTTTATAAACCTTTACGGGGCGATGCGGCGATGTCGTGAAGGACGTTGCGCGTGCGGGCCATCGCGGAAGGGTTCCGGAAGGCTTGACGCTGCGGCGTCACCGGGTGGCGAGCGGCGAACGGACGCGCCGGCATGATCCCGCGCGCTCGACGATGCGTGCTCGTCGCCCGGCTGGTCACGGGTGCCGACGGTTAATTTGGAATCCGTCATTTTCATTCGGCGCTCGAAGCCCGATGCCGTGCATGCATCATCGGACACTCGCGGCCCGTCACGGATGCCAATACTTGATCGGCCGCGCGATCCCCGGCTCGCAATCGATCGTGTACTCGGCTACGGCGACGCCGTAGCGCGTCAGATCGCTCCACCAGCGTCCGGACGGCTCCTTGCGCAGCCGCGCGAGCACGCGATCGGCGAGATAGTCGAGTTCCCTGCGAACGTCGAGCGGCGTGACGTCCGGATAGAGCGAGTGCATCGTCGCCTGCACGACATCCTCGGCCACCGCCTCCGGCCGCGCGTTGTACAGCGCGAGAATCAAATGCCAGCGCAGCGTCTCGCGGCGCACCTTCGCATGGTCGATGCCGCCCGGCGCGCACTGCGTCACGAGCCCCCCCGCAATTGCAGATTCTCGATCTTCAGCGCGACCGCGTCGAGCTTCGCCTCGATGACGGTCTGATTGCGCACGTAGTCCTCGCGCCGCACGTATTGCAGCGGCAGGTCGGCCTGAAACTTCAGGAAATCGCGCTCGACGCGCGCGACGTTGTCGGTCTGCCGGCCGATCTGCTCGAGCAGCATCCGCAACTGCTCCTCCTGCTTCTGATCGCGATCGGCCTGGTGGCGCTCGATCTGCACGAACAACGCCTTGCCCGCCGCGCCCAGCAGCCCGACGAACGTCGCGAACATCGATGCCAGCTGCCAGAATTCGACCTGCAGCGTCACTGCCCGCTCCCTTCGATCCAGTCGATCAGCGCGTTCAGTTGCGCTTCGATATCGCGGCTGCGTCGCGCGTTGTCGACGTGATTGGCGAGGACGTCGTCCTCGCGTACCCCGGAGTCAATGTCGTCGTCGGGGCCGGCCGGCGCAGCAGCTCCGGCGGCACGATCGGCTTCGGACAGGCGAGCGGCGTCAATGCCGGCGGCGGCGTTCCACACGCCGACAAAGCCGCCGGTGAAAACGCAGCGAGGCAAAGCCTCAGGACGCGCATCCGGCGTCGGGCGATATTGGCTGGTGACATGGGCGATTCTCCGTTTCAATGCGTCGGCGTCGAGCGCGTGCCGCGCCTTCTCGGTGAAAAGCGCGGCGGCGAGCCGGTTCGCGCGCAGCGTTTGGGCGCGCTCCTGCGCGCGTGCGTTCTCGACCGCGTCGCGCAACGCGTCGGCGTGGCGGCGCTCGACGGCGGCGAGTTTCGCGTCGGCCGCGTGCGCGCCGGCGCGCTGGCCCTTGACGTAACCCGCCGCGCCGGCAACGAGCGCGCTCGCCGCCGACGCGATGACGAGCGCGCCAAGCGGGCCGCGCGCGAATGGAAGCGGCCCGCTCATGCGCACGCTCCCGGCCCGAAGCCCGCGTCGACGTAGCGCGGCTCGAACGTGCGCAGGATCGTGCGCGGATAGCCGCGATTCTCGCGAAACGCCGCCGCGCCGCGGCCCGCGTTGAAACGCTCGACGTGACCGAACCAGCGGCGACGGTCCGCACCGCCCGCGGCGGCCGCGCGTTGATCTCGGTAAACCCAGCCGAGGCCGCCGTTGTATGCGGACAGCGTCATCGCGAGGCGTTCGCAGCGGCCGTCGGCGTCGATCCGGTCCCACAGGAAGCGGTCGTAGCGCACGAGCGCGCGCAGCGACCACGACGGGTTGAACGGCTGCGCGTCGCCGAGCTCGGCGCGATAGCGGCCCGCGAGCCATCGCGTCGTCGCGGGCATGAACTGCGTCATCCCCTGCGCGCCCACCGGGCTCACCGCGTCCGCACGCCATCTGCTCTCCTGATGAATCTGCGCGGCGAACGTCGACACGGGAGCGTCGAGCCCCCACACCGCACGCGCGTTGCGGGTGAGCTCGGCGCGGTACGCATACGCTTTCTCGGGAATCTGCGCGCCAGCCGCGGCCGGCGCGCACAGCAGCGCCGCGATCAGGATCGTCGCGCGCATCGTCACAGGCCCAGCGCGACGCCGATCACGACGCCGACGACGATCAGCGCACGCCGCAGCATCGCCGCGGCGAACACGCGCTCGTAACCGGCGGCGATCTTGTAGTCGGCGTCGAACGACTCGTTGCCCGCGCCGTGCCGCCAGTCGGCCTGCAGATAGCTGTCCGGGCGCGCGTACGGAAAAAGCCCGCGATCGAGCCAGTACGCGACGACGGCCGCGAGACTCACGAGGCTCAGCTTGTAGAGCGACACCGGCAGCTGCTGCGGAGAAATCAATGCGATCGCGACGATCAGCACGATCGCGGCGACGATCCAGCTCGTGAGCCGCGGAAAACGTCTGGTGAAGGGCATCGGCCTCTCCCGAAAGTGAACATGCCGCCATCATCGGCGGCATGTCGGGACAGGTCTTTTAATCGCCTTTATTTGGCGCGCGGCGCGTGTGGACGGATGCTGCGCGAAGCGGGGCGAATCGTCGCGGGATTCGTGCCGCGGGAAACCGCTTGTCGGGGCGGCGATTCCGTTCGTTCGGTTTGACTGTGGTCCTGGGGTTCGGCGTTTGGGTTCGGCGTTTGGGTTCGGCGCTTGGGTTCGGTGTTTGGGTTCGGCGTTCTGATTCGGCGCTTGGCTTCGATGCTTCAACCCGGCGCTTTCGATCGCGTGGTCCGATCCGGCGTCTCGGCAAGACGTTTCGCTTCGAAGCCGCGTCGCGGCTCGACGATTCCCGCCCGCGATCCGGTGCGCCGGCTTGCCGCCGCACATCGCTCACACCGATCGACTCGCCGCCCTTACCGCCCTTACCGCCCTTACCGCCCTCACCGCCCTCACCGCCCTCACCGCCGCCCGCTCACCGTCGCGCGATGCGGTTCGGCTTCAGCGTTTGCCATTCCGGCACGCTGCCCGCGGTCATCCGGACGCATTCGATATCCGGCGCGGCGGGGTTGTCGATGATGCTGCCGACCGCGTACGACCTGCCTTCGAACATGCAGCCCGCCGATTCCGCGCGCAACGCGTGCAGCGCATTCGCCGCGTCGTTCGCCTTGTAGCCGAAGAACGCGATGACGAGCGCGGCGACGCCGAGCACGCCGACCGCCACCTTCATGTTGAAGCGCGCCGACGCCGCGGCACGGCGATTCGCTTCGCAATGCGGACACGCTGCGGGATGCACGAAAGAAACGATCTCGGGCCGCGCAATGGCGGCCGACGCGCCGGACGCGGCGGGCGCGTCGGCCGCCACGTGCGGTGCGGACGGCGCGCTGGACGAAGCGGCGAATGAAGCGCTGGGCGAAGCGCTGGGCGAAGCGGCAGCCGAAGCGGCGGTCTCGGCCGGCGTCGCAACGGGCGCGGCGGCGGGCGTCGTGGCGGGCGCAGCGGCGGGTTGCGCGGCCGGCCTCGCAGCGCTCGGCGTGCCGGATGGCGCGGCCGCGGCCGGCTGCGCGGCGGCCGCCGGCGTCTGCGTCGCACGCCCGAGCCAGTCGACGAGATACTCCTCGACGTCGATGTACGCGCTCTTCAGGATCAGCTTTGCCTTGCGCGCGCCGGCCCGCGCGAGCACCTTGCGCCACACCTCGAGCGGCTCCTCCTTCGTGGCCTCGACGATCCGCTCGACGAGCTGCGCGATCATCCGCTTCTGATGCGTGGTGACGTACTCGACGAGTCTCTCGCGCTCGCCGAACTGCACGTTCACCACGTTGCTGTTCGTGATCGGCGTTCCGTGGCTCACCGAATCGCCGATGTGAACCTGGTCTACGTTGGCCCCAAAGCTGATTTTTCTTGTTGATTCTTCGTTCATTTTTTCTTGCGTGGTGTTTTGGTGGTTACATTGAAAGCATGACTCCCGCCCGTGACGGTGTTGTTTTGTCCGATCGTCGCGCTGCCGAAATCGATCGCGAACTTCGGCGCCGAATCGGGCGACGCGCCCGCCGTCAACGCGCCGATCGCCGCCGACTTCACCGCCAGCGGCGCGGCCCGATACCGCTCGACCAGCTCGACCTCGTCGCGCGTCAGCGCGGCGCTCGAACGCACGCCCGTGATCACGTACTGCACGTCAACCCCCTCGCGCGCGACAAGATTCAGATACGCGGCGTCCGGCGTGCTCTCGCCCTTCTCGTAGGTGATCTGCGCGCGCTTGGACACCCCGCCCAGCGCGGCGAAATCGGTCTGGCTCGTCGCCAGGCGTTCGCGCTCTTCCTTCAGCCGAGCGCCGATATCTGATTTCTGCACATCAACCCCTTGCAAGGTGCAGATTTCTGCACCATAATTCACTCACACCGTCACACGACGAACGGCAATCGAGTCGGCACCTGCCCGTGCCGACGGCCCCTTGCGAGGAGCATCCATGAAACTGCGCACCGCCGCCGAAGCTCGCGCCGAGCTTCAATCGAAAGGCGTCTCGATCACCCAATGGGCGATCGCGAATCAATTTTCTCCCAATCTCGTTTTCGAGGTACTCGGCGGCCGCAAGAAATGCATTCGCGGCCAGGCGCACGAAATCGCGGTGAAGCTCGGGCTCAAGGCGGGCGAGATCTGCGCCGATCCGGCCACCGCGCTCGCGCCGCTTCGCCGGCGCGCCGCCGCGTAGGAGCCCCGCTTGAGAGCCGCCCGCGCCGCGCAAGCCGCGGCGCACGGCGCGCGGCGCGCGGCGCGGCCCGCCGTGCGCGCGATGCATCGCACGTTGCGCCGCGCCGGCGCCGCGCGTGACGGCGTCGCCTGCCGCGACGGCCGCCTCATCTCATGCGCATCAGATGCACATCGCATCGCCTTGAACCGACTGCTCGCCGAATTCCGAAACGCAATGACACTCCATCACCTGAAGATTAACCGTTTTCGATTCCACTGGCTGCAAATGCGTTGCATTGAAGTCAAACGAATCGTCGTCGATATGCCGATTTTCGGCGCGAATGGCGCATTTCTTCCGCGTTCGCGATTCGAGAAAAACGCCGCGCCGCGCGAATTCAAACGCATTATCGATTTTCATGAAAAGCGCCAAACGATTGCCCCGCGCCCGAAAGCGGGCACTGGATGCGCGGCGTCGAGTGTGATAAGCGCCGGCGGCGGCGCGCGACACCTCGCCCCGCTCGCCGCGCCGGCCGGAGTCCTCCGATGAGCGCCGGCACGACCGCCACCACCAAGTCGGCCGAGAAAGTGCTCGAAGTCCTGAACGTGCTGCTGCGCCACTTCGCGCACGGCCTCACGCCCGGCGAGCTTGCGAAGGCGACGCGCCTGTCGCCGTCGAACATCACGCGCTACGTCGCCACGCTCGAAGAAACCGGCTTCGCCGAGCGCATTCCGGAGACGGGCCGCATCCGGCCTTCGGTGCGGTTCGCGCAGCACGCGGTAGCGATCGCGCAGAGCCTGAACGCCGCGCGTCATCGCCTCGATGAACTGGCCAGCGCGCTGGCCGCCCCACGCTAAGGAGTCCATGACAATGGCACGCAAACCTTCCGCCGTCGCGCCCGAACCCGTCGTCGTGACGGATGCCGACACGCCCGCCCTGCCCGCGATGGCCGCGGCGTCGAACGCGCTCGCCGCGCACTCGGCCGCCGTCGCCGAGCAATTCGGCGACGGGCTGCCGTACGAACGCGCCCGCGTCATCAACGAAGCGCGCTTCTACATGGCGCAAAGCGCCGAAGCAATGCTCGAAGCGGGCAAGCGCCTGATTCTTCTGAAGGAAAACGAACCGCACGGCGATTTCACGCGCATCGTCGAGGAACAGCTCGGGCTCGCGCCGCAGGTCGCGCGGCGAATGATGCAGGCGTCGGTGAAATTCCTCGGCGCGCAGCACGGCGGCACGAAACGCTCAGCGCTGAGCGTTCTGGGCAAGACCAAGCTGTACGAGCTGATGGTGCTCGACGACGACGAGCTCGACGTGCTCGCCGACGGCGGCACCGTCGCGGGCCTCGCGCAGGACGACATCGACCGGATGACGACCCGCGAGCTGCGCGCCGCGCTGCGCGACGCGCGCGAGAACGCCGACGCGCAGGCACTGCTGCTCGCCGACAAGAACGGCAAGATCGACGAGCTCGCCGCGAAACTGACGAGCAAGACGACGCACGTGAAGCCCGCGACGCCCGACGAAACCGCCGCGCAGATCCGCGGCGAAGCGAGCGCGATCGCGTTCGAAGCCGAGTCGGTCGTGCGCGGCCAACTGCGCGCGGCATTCGACACGCTCGCTCGGCACACCGAAACGCACGGCATGCCGCACGACGATTTCATGGCTGGACTGCTCGGCCAGATTCAACTCGCGTTGAATCAGCTGCGCAGCGGCTTCGGCGTGAAGTCGGCTGCCGACGGCGACGACATGCCCGAATGGCTGCGCGGAACCGATGCCGACGCCGATCGCGATGCCGGCGTATTCCCGCACGCACACTCCGCCGCTCGCGCGGCGCAATGACGAGGCCGCCCACGATGAACGCCGTGCTGACCGAACGTATCGTGGCCGTCGCGCAAGCCGCGCGCGCGGCGGGCCACGGCAACAAGGAAGCGATCTACGAAGCCGCGTGCCGCGAGCTCGGCATCTCGCGCGCGACGCTGATGCGCAGGCTGAAGGCCGTCGCGCTCATGCCGCCGCGCAAGCGCCGCGCGGACGCCGGCCGCAGCGCGCTCACGCGCGCCGAGGCGATGACGATCTCGGCGCTGCTGATCGAATCGACGCGCAAGAACGGCAAGCGCCTGTATTCGATCCCGGACGCGGTCGAGACGCTGCGCGCGAACGGCATGATCCGCGCCGAATCGCTCGACGAAACGACCGGCGAGCTTCATCCGCTGTCCGATAGCGCGATCCAGCGCGCGCTGCGCATGTACGGCGTGCATCCGGATCAACTGCTCGCGCCCGCGCCCGTCACCGAGCTCGCGAGCCGCCATCCGAATCACGTCTGGCAGATCGACGCGAGCCTGTGCGTGCTGTATTACCTGAAGCCGTCGGCCGATTCGCGCGCGAACGGATTGCGCGTGATGGATCATTCGGAGTTCTACAAGAACAAGCCGAGAAACATCGCGCGCATCGCGGCCGACCGCGTGTGGAGCTACGAGATCACCGATCACGCGAGCGGCTGGATCTACGTCGAATACGTGCTCGGCGCGGAATCCGGCGAGAACCTGTGCGCGACGCTGATCAACGCGATGCAGGAGCGCGGCGGCGCCGACCTGATGCATGGCGTGCCGCGCATCCTGATGCTCGACGCGGGCGCGGCGAACACCGCCGCGATGACGCGCAACCTGTGTCGCGCACTCGGCATCGAACTCGCCGTTCACAAGGTCGGCAACGCGCGGGCGACGGGGCAAGTCGAGAACGCGCGCAACATCATCGAACGCAAGTTCGAACCGGGCTTGAAGTTCCAGCCGGTCAACAGCCTCGACGAGCTCAACGCGCTCGCGAAGCGCTGGCGCATGCATTTCAACGCGACCGCGACGCACGCCCGCCACGGCGCGACGCGCAGCGACGCGTGGCTGCGGATCACCGCGCGGCAACTGACCAAGGCTCCGGCGCTGGATGTCTGCCGCGAACTCGCGGTCGCCGCGCCGGAAAGCCGCAAGGTCACGCCGAAGCTGCGTGTGTCGTTCCGCGGCGTCGAATACGACGTGTCGTCGGTGCCGGGCGTGATGGTCGGCGAGAAGCTGATGGTCACGCGCAACCCGTGGCGCGACGACGCCGCGCAGATCGTGCTGACGGGCGACGACGGCCGCGAGACGTACCTCGTCGTTCCCGAAGTGGCGCGCGACGCACTCGGCTTCGCGATCGATGCGGCCGTGATCGGCGAATCGTTCCGTCGGCATGCCGATACGCGGGCGCAGCAGGCGATCGGCGAAATCGAGCGGATCGTTTCGTCGGCGCACGCACACGTCGGCACGAACACGGCACGCGGCGTGAAGGCGCTGCCGTTCGGCGGCCGGCTCGATCCGTACAAGCACATCGACGACGGTGCGCTGCCGACCTACCTGCCGCGCCGCGGCACCGAGCACGAGCTCGCCGCACCGCGCGTCGCGCATGCGCCGCTGTCGCTCGTCGACGCGGCGCTGCGGATCAAGCCGCGCGTCGAGGCCGCAGGCGCGACGTGGAGCGCCGAGCGCTTTCGCTGGCTGCAGCAACGCTATCCGGACGGCGTGCCGCACGAACGGCTCGATGCGATCGTCGCCGAGCTCGCCGGGCCGCAAGCGGAACCCCGTCAGCCGCTGCACGTCGTGCGCGCCGCCGGAGGCCGATGATGCTCAAGCTCAAGTCCGTATTGCAGCGCGTCGGCTGCAAGCAGGCCGATCTCGCCGCGCACGTCGGCTTGTCGCCGGCTGCAGTCGCGCAGATCGTCAATCACGGCGCATGGCCGAAGAGCCTCGACGCCGACGCGCTGCGCCGCCGGATACTCGACTGCCTGCGGCGGCGCGGCGCGGCGGAGGCCGCGCTGATCGACGTGTTCGATGCCGAGCATGCGCCCTCGCTCGGCGACAGGACCGGACGCATGCAAACCGACGACACGCGCTCGACGCCCGATTCGTTGCCCGATTCGACGCCCGATTCGCCGCGCGACGACAGCGCGCTCAACCAGGAGAATTCGATGCTACTTCGCAAACAAGCGCTGACGCCCGCCGCGCGCAAACACTTCGGCCTGTTTCGCGACCCGTTCCAGGACGACGTTCGCTCGCACGACGACATCTACGTCAATGCCGACATCCGCTACGTACGCGAGGCGATGTTTCAGACTGCGAAGCATGGCGGATTGCTCTCCGTGGTCGCGGAGTCCGGCGCGGGCAAGACGACGCTGATGCGCGACCTCGAGGATCGGATCGCACGAGAAAATCAGCCGATTCTGCTGATCAAGCCATACGTGCTCGCGATGGAGGACAGCGAACGCAAAGGCAAGACGCTGAAGTCGACGCATATCGCGGAGGCGATCATCGCGGCCGTCGCGCCGCTCGACAAGATCAGAAGCAGCCCGCAGGCGCGCTTCGCGCAATTGCACCGCGCGCTCGCCGACAACCACGCGGCCGGCGGCCGACACTGCCTCGTGATCGACGAGGCGCACGCGCTGCCGATCGCGACGCTCAAGCACCTGAAGCGTTTCTTCGAACTGGAATCGGGGTTCGCGAAGCTGATGTCGATCGTTCTGATCGGCCAGCCTGAGCTGAAGATCAAGCTTTCCGAGCGAAATCCGGATGTCCGCGAATTCGTTCAGCGATGCGAAATGATCGAACTTCCGCCTCTTGACGGCGAGCGCCTCGACGAATATCTGACCTTCAAGTTCGGCCGGCTCGACAAGCGCGTCGGCGACGTGCTCGACGCGGGCGGCATCGGCGCGTTGCGCGCGCGGCTCACGATCGCGAGCGACCATCGCCGCGACCGCACACACGTGGTCTCGCTGCTGTATCCGCTCGCGCTCGCCAATCTGCTGACGGCGTCGATGAATCTCGCGGCGGAACTCGGCGTGCCGCGCGTCACGGCGGACGTGGTCAAGGGAGTCTGATATGAACGCCGTATTGAAAACGCCCGCGCCAATGCGCGAATCGGCCGCGCCGCGCGAATTCGCCTCGGCAAGCGCCGCCGCGGACCAGGCTCGCGTGCTCGACGCCGATTTCGTCGCGCGCCTGACGCTGCTGAACGCGTGCGCCCGCGCGCTGCGCGGCCTCGGCTACCGCGTGTTCGACGAGAACGCGACGCCGCGCGACGGCGGCCGGCCGGCGCTTCGCATCGGGCCGTCACCGTGCGCGGCATCCATCGGCACGCTGCTCGACCAATCGAACGGCGTGACGATCGAGCGCCGCGACGGGCGCGGCTTCGCTCACGTCGATTTCATGGGCGTGCGCGTGATGTGGGAAGTCACGGTTTGACGATGTGACGGCTCGGCGATGCGGCGGCAACGCCGGACGAATGAGCGCGCCGCGCGAATGGCGCGGCGCTGACGAAAACCAGCAAGGAGTGAAACGATGGAACAAAGGATTCCGAACGGTTATTGGCAGGACGCGAAAGGCTGCCTCGTTCCCGAGAACATGATCAAGCCGCTCGATCGCGAACGCGACCGGCTCGTGCGCGAGCTCGTCGACGAAGCGCGCCGCGTGTCTCAGACGCTCGCCGATCTGAAGACGCGAATTTTCGGCGACGTGGCGGCGTTCGTCGATCTGTCGGCCGAGACCTACCAGACGAAGCTCGGCGGCAAGAAAGGCAACGTCACGCTGTATTCGTTCGACGGCCGCTACCGGATTCAGCGCGCGATCCAGGATCGCATCGCGTTCGACGAACGGCTGCAGGCCGCGAAGGCGCTGATCGACGCCTGCCTGCACGACTGGACGACCGATGCGCGCCCGGAAATCCAGGCGATCGTGACCCAGGCGTTCGCAACCGACAAGGAAGGCCAGATCAACACCGCCCGCGTGCTCGCGTTGCGCCGGCTCGACATCGCCGACGCGCGCTGGCAACAGGCGATGACGGCGATCGGCGAAGCGCTGCAGGTGATCGGCAGCCGATCGTATGTTCGGGTGTACGAACGCGTCGGCGATACCGAGCAGTACGAACAGATTCCGCTCGATATCGCGGGCGCGTAGAAACGAAAGCGACTCAGACGGCGCCGCCGCGCGAGCGGCGCCCGGTTGGACGAACTCAGGACAGGATGAAACGATTCGAATGGAGGCGTTATGAAGGCGGATTTCAAGAGCAAGGGGCCGGAGCTGCTGGTCGACCTTGCGCAGCACGTGTCGGTGGCGCTGAAGGAACTGGCGGCGATGAAGACGGACGAGGCCGATCAGCTCGGCCGCGAGATCGCGGACCGGATGGCTGCGCACTGGGGTGGGCAGAACGTGTATTTTCCGATGGGGGTGTCATACAAGCTGTCGCAACGCGACCGCCGGATCTTCGACGAGTTTCGCGGCGACAACCACGGCGAGCTCGCGCGCAAGTACGGCGTGTCGATTCAGTGGATCTACAAGATCATCAAGGCGGTCGGACGGGAAGACGTGGCGACGCGGCAAAAGCAGTTGTTTTCGGATCGGTGAGCGGGGGGCGGCGCGATGCGTGTGGTGCGCTTGATGCGCGTCTCGGTGAATCGGCGAGTGACGGCGCGGGCGCGGTGTTGCAACGGACGGTAGGCATTTGCGCGAAGCCGGATTTTGCGCGGGCGGCAACCGCGGCGGTCTTGGCGATTAGGGCGCGGGATTGGGGGAGTTGTTGCGCGGGGGGGCAAATAACCAGGCCCGCACGCTCAAGATGACGGGAACGATTATCCTGGCGCACCAGCCGGGCACCGCTCGTGCACATGAAGCGCTGACGCAATCCGACTGCCGAACATTCCGAAGCCGGCCAACGAGCATTTTCACTGATGAGGAACCATGTACGTTTTGATCTACATCGCCGCAGTCGTCGCGGCGAACCTGAGCGTCGCGCACTTCGGCCCGGCGTCCACGCCGATCAACGCCTTCCTGCTGATCGGCCTCGATCTGGCAATCCGTGATCGCCTGCACCTCAACTGGCGCGGGCGGGCGCTATGGGCGCGCATGTTCGCGCTGATCGCGGGCGCGGGGCCGCGAGCTACTTGCTCAATCCCGCATCGGGCGTCATCGCGGTAGCGTCTCTCGCGGCGTTCAGTGCCGCGGCCGTCGCCAGTGCGATCGTGTTCCAGATCGCCCGTCGTTATCCCGTTCTCGCACGCGCAAATGGTGCAAACGTCGCGGGCGCGGCCGCGGATTCGCTCATCTTCCCTCTGATCGCATTCGGCACGCTGTTCCCGATGATCGCGTTTCTGCAATTCCTCGCGAAAGTCGCCGGCGGAGCCGTATGGTCGTGGATCGTCTTTCGCAACGTCAGCGTCTCCGAATACGACAACGGCTGAAGGTGGGAAAGGAGCGAGCGGGAACGGTGTGGCTGAAAAGGCTATTTCTCGCAGGAGGCGGGAAAATCAATTAGAGGGATATAGCCTTATATTAAATTACCTCTTTATAAATAAATTTAATATCCAATTGCATTAAAATATAAAGAAAATTCCGCCAAAAATCGCCAATAAAACGATCCGCTTTTTTCTTCAGCACGGCGCGAATCCACATAACTCGAACTAGGTCTGGATGCAGACAAGCCGCTGGCGCGGCGAGCCATGCCCTCACGCGGAAGGCTCGGCGGTGAACGAAGATGTTCCCTTCAATTTGAGGAATCGTTCCGGCAAATGGCGCCCCAAGGGTCATGTTGTTGCGGTGGAGCATCCTTGATGCAAAGGACGAGTCTCCACTTTCGTCGGCGCAGATAAGCGAAATTCCACGGGGCGCGTCGGCTCCCAGGTCGTTACGTTCAACTGCCCGCGACGCGCGAGTGCTGTTCAAGAGCAACATGGGAGCGCTCGTGCACCTATACGCCTTCTTGTTGCAGATTTTCGAATACGGCAATGCCGACATCGAGAAAGACCCTCCGCTCGACAAGCGGCTCGTCCCCTTTCTGGAATTCAGTCGCGCCCACGACGCGGTTGACCTGTTCAAGGTTACGCTGACACACCGTGGCCCGAGACACACCAGGCACCAGCCCCTGAATCTCGGCCAGAGTGAAACACCGAAGCTGCCGCCAGTGGATGCCGTCGGCAACGGCGGCGTCCAGGAAAAGAAATAGGCGTTCCGCGATGAGATTGCCCGGAAGGCTAACGAACTGTGCGATGAGGAACTGACCGACTGCGATCGGCTCGTCTACGAAAACGGAGGGTTCATGGGCAAGCTGCCGAAAAACTCACTACTCGTACGGCGAACGGCGAGCAACAGCAAAGCGCAATTCGCCAACTTCCCCGACCGGAAGGACGCGTTGCTGCACGCCATCATCGACGCTTTCGATGCGCACGCCACGACGAGCAAGCAGGCACTCGATTCTGAACATGCGCGTGATGGCCTGAAGTAG